CCGCTTGCCGCGCGATACGCAAGCTATGCAAGAAGAAAAGAAACCATACGAAGAGCTAAGTAACGGCAGCTTTGAAAACCGCGCTAAAAATCCATCTATAAGACTAGGGTTTGAGCGCATAAGAAAGCGCATAATCGCCGATCTTGAAAGCGGCAAGAGCGTATATGCGGGAGCATAAAGGATAATATAAAATGACTAAAAACCAAGACGTCTATAGAAAACAGCTGCTTTATAGGATACATACTAACTCCTTGCATAAGGAAATCAAGCGTAATCACGCGTGGCAAGACTGGCTAAGGCTGCGTTTCGGCGTCGAAAGCTCAAAGGATCTTAGTATCGGCGAGCTAAATTTGGTGCTTGATATACTGCTTGGCAACGTGCCCGATAGGCTTGATTTTAAGCCCGATACCTTGGGGCGAAATTTGGTCGCAAATGCGCGCATAGACGCAAACAAATCAAGCAAAAAACAAAGCGGCGAGGCGGATAAAAAGATAAGCCGCAAGCAGTTTAATCTCATCGCGGCCAAGGCAGCAGAGCTAAACATGGACGAGTTTTCTTTGATGAAATTTATAGCTAAGCAAACGCGCGTACTCGTGCCTAAAATCGACCTTTTGCCAAAGATAAGGCAAGAGGACGCCACAAAGATAATCACCGGGCTTGAAAAGATAATTAAATTTAAGAAAGATAAAGAGGTTAGGCGGTGATATGTCCCAAATGCGCCTTTGAAAAAACAAAGGTGATCAGCACCATAAAAAGCACCGTAAACGAGAGGTGGCGAAAGTGCCCGCAGTGCGGAGCCACGTTCGTGACGGTGGAGATAGTAAAAATAGACGACGACTTAAAGAAATACGTAAAAGAAATTTTAAAGGAAGACGATGAGCGGAAATAGATTCGATTTTTTAAACGCTCCTAGTATCGACGAGCTTTGCGCTCTTGAAGATAGGCAAATTTTACTCCCCGGCTTTTTGCTAGAAAAAAGCATAAACATAGTTTGGGGCAGAAGCGGACTAGGCAAGACGTGGCTATGTTTCGCGCTAGCCAAGCACCTATCTAAAATGGGTTTTGAGAGCGTATACCTCGACGCCGACAACGGAGCCCAGCTCATAAAAGATAGAGGTTATGACCGCGTTATAAGGGAGCTTGACGGGTCTATGACCTACGTAAACGCCGATCTTATGGACGATGCCAAAAGCGGGATGAGCGATATTTTTAAATCCATCGAGGATAATGCGGAAAAAGGCTACGATAAAGCTCTCTTTATCTTAGATAGTCTCTCTTTTTTTCTGGGTGAAGACGTATATGACGAAGCTAAGATTCATAAACTCATAACCTTTTGTAAGCGCATAAGAAGAGCCGGCGGCACGCTCATCGTGATAGCTCACGCCACCAAGGCCGGCGGCAACATAAGAGGCAGCGGTTCGCTCATAAACAGCGTGGATGAAGTATGGGAGGCTGCTACTATGCCCTCAAAGCAAGGCGAGTTAAATTTTATCCTAGAGCCTTATAAACGCCGTTTAAACGTCGAAAAATCGGCGTTTAATATCCGCTGCGTCGAATGCGCTTTAACGCAAACGGATCCCGCAAGTCTAGAAATCTCTCAAAAAGAGCTAGATAGAGCCGAAAATATCAAAGAGATTTTATCGAGCGGCCCGCTCAATCAAAACAAAATTTATAAGGGACTAGGCATCTCAAAAGGCGACCGCGCGACGCAAAGGACGCTAGAGAGGTTTTGCGGGATATACTGGGATAAATTTAACGGCGCGGGCAATAGCGTGAATTATAATCTGATATAATAAGGAGAAACGATGAAAGGCTTTAGGATGGATAATTTAAAACATTTCGATATATGTATAGGGCTTATACTGGCGCATTTGGCAAAAAATTTTCCGACTAAAATCATATTGAGAGTAGACGAAATACTAGCCCTCAAGGATAAATCCTTTGAGAGCGTAGACGCCGAGTTCGTTTGCGAGTGCATAGAGTTCTTATACGATGAGGGTTTTATAGTTTATTACGAAAAACACGAGGCAAACGGCGGCTTATATTCTTTTGCGAGACTAAGCCTAAAGGGGCTTGTAGCCTTAAAGGCCGAACCTAAAACGCTAAAAGAGGGCGAAAGCATAGGCGACAAGCTAAAAGAGGGCCTTACTAGCATGAGTTTTGATGCGCTCGGCGACATCGCTTCGGGTCTTTTGGTAAATTGGGTCACCAAAGGGCTCATGTAAAAAATAAACCAAAATGCGAACACTTGTTTTAAAAACTCGAAATAAAGGGCTTTTGAAACGGCACAGGTGTTCGCAATCTTAAAATTTAAACCTGCGAACACCTATCTTTGAAACTCTTTTATGATTTCCTCTTTTAGATAATCATTGATATCTTTTGCGAGCCTAGGCTCTAAATTTCCGCTACCGTCCACGGGTAAAAAAGGACGAGCCGGGATATGGACGTTTCTATGCCTGCCGGCTCTGGCGGTGCCGAATTGATGCGTAAGCCCGTAAGCAAATCCGCCGCTTGAGCTATTGTTTGAGACCGTAACGCTCTTTGCGCTAGCTCTTACCACCCAATGCCCGGCAAGCGCCCCCGAAAGCACTAAAATTTTCCTGCTGCCGCCCGCGCCGAATACGCTTAAAAAAGACTTCTTTTGCTTTTTTCCGTTTTTATAGTAGGCGTTTTGCCTGCCCCGTTTGACGTTTTTTATCCCGCCGCCCCCGCAATTTGCAAAGGCCGCAACCGACGAAATGCAGGGCATCAGCGCCGAGCAATTGAGCTATTTCACGGTGTTGGCAACGATGCACGAAAAAGAGGTGGTCGATTACGTCATCGAGAAGACCGGCGCGTATCAAAAGCACCTGCTGGAAAAGGTCGAAGGCATCAATCACGCCCGTTTAGCCAAAAACCATGCGCAACTACTCGCCCTGACCAACAAATTTGCCCAACTGGTCGGCCTGACTGATGAACAACGCAAGGCTACCTGCGCCGCAATCCAAGATGCCTGCGTTGCCCGGCAAAACGCGCTTGCTGCCGATCACCCGTTGGTTGCGGAATTTTGGGATACCTTCGATTTTCTTGACGAGGGGCAGGATGAATACGGCAAACGCCGCTCCGTCCTCAACCACAGCCGCGACCCCAACCTCATCGCGGTAAACCTTAACGAGTTTGTCGAAAAGGCGGCCAATGCGCGCCAACAAATACCGCCGTTGGTGGAACTCAAAAAATATTTGAAGTCCTCGAAAAGCCGCAAATTTATCGAGGCGAGCCGCACCGTATCGTCTGCCATCGAAATCAACAAGGCAGGCAAACCGAAAACACCGCGCTGCTGGATATTCCAGCGTTCCCGCGCGGAAATCATTAACCAACAGAAAAAGGAAAACTGACAATGTCTATCTATGAAATTTCAGACTGGAATAATCTTGTAAAAATGAAAGTATCCATCGATTGGAATCACCCCGATGCAGAACGATGGGTAAAAGAAATGTCCATGTTTTGGGCGGGACATCCTTATGAAAATGAAGACATCAAGGAACACACCATATTCCTGCTCGAAAACATAGCAAATGATGCCTATTGTCTTTCGAGGGAAGATAGCATTAAATTTTCACCAGCTAGAATCAATGAGCTTGTTTTGAATAGTGAGGGTTATTGCGGCTCACAACAAACTTTTCTCAAGATTTATGATTTTGTTGATGAGACTAAACCGCGAGATATGGTTTGGGATATTAAAGAAATGGAGGAGGGGAAGTCATGACAAACGAAGAAGTCCTTTGGGAAGATTTTGAACGTACCATTAAAGATGGATATTATCGACCTTTTACTGTTTATGAAGACAATGCTGCACTTTTACCGTTGGTTGACCGTATGAACAAGTTTCTGCTATTGATGCAAAACCGACTGAACACCACGGTGGATATCTTGCGCGAGATGGATGTCTTGAAAGATGTTGTCGTTAGTCTGCGTGAACCGGGGAAAATTTCCGTCCGTTTCGACTATGGCAATCAAACCAACGGCATATTGATTTTTGCTGACCGCACCATAACCAGCACCACCGGGTGGCATGAGAAAAAGATTACAGATGGGCAGGAGATTCGTATTGACCGAGCTACGCTCACCGCCTGCGATTTCAATTTGAAACAGCTTTTTGACGTCCACCTCACCCGTATGCGTGAAGAAGCCGAAGCGCTCAAAAATTTATCGAGAAGCGCCGCAAGATTCACCACAGCCGGACAATACCCACGGAGGCTGTATGACTATCAACAACCGATCTCGCAACGTCATCCCCTCGGGTTGGGTGGGTAAGACGATGTTGCGTTGCGCACACGTCATTGGCGGAAACCGCAGAATCTATCGAATGTACTGCAACTTTCTAAAAACGATGCCGGATGGGCGTGTAAAAGTGCTTGTTTTCGGCGACCGTTTCAATGGCCATTACGAGCTTTCGCGAGTTCGTTACGTTAATGCGCATCGCGTAATCTCGGCCGAGGAGAACGCATGAGCATCCACAACCTATCCCGCAAAGAGTTCGCGCGACGGGCTGGCATGAGTGTCAGCAAGCTCAATAAAATGTACCTGCGCGGCGAAATCCCGCCCGCGCGCCGAATTGGCCGCGCAGATTTTTGGCTGGACAAGGTCGTTGATGCATGGATTATTCGCGCCTTCAATTATCCGCTGGAACCGCCCGCTTTGTCGGATGACCTGCAAGCCGAAGTAGATGCGGCCATCAACAAGCTGCTCGCCCGGCGCGCAGCTTGTCCAAATAATCCGCCCATTCCTGCATAAGTTCGGTGCGCTGTTTCAGATACAGCGCATGATTATAGGCCGCCGATACGCTGTTACTGTCCCAATGGGCAAGCTGCATATCAATGTAGCGGCTGTCATAGCCCAATTCGTTCAACAAAGTTGATGCCGTGCCGCGAAATCCGTGGCCGGTCATCTCATCGCTGCTAAACCCCATCGCTAACAGGGCGCTACGCACAGCATTTTCGCTAAGCGGGCGCCCATTTTTCATGCCGGGAAATACCAGACCTTTATCGCCGCCAATACTTTGCGCGTCGCGCAGTATCTCAA